GATGATGTTGAATTATTTTTCTATACAGGAGGACCAGGTTCAGTTTACGGATTAGGAAATACAATAATTCAAAGAGCCACAGATTATTTAGGTGCCCCTATTAACACACAAAATGCCCCAACATTTATAGGGCCTAATTTTAGAAATGATGTATATGGTAATGAAGTTCAAGCTAGACCAATAACAGAAATTAATTTTTCTAACTTATTAGGTTTATCACCAACATTTAATATCACAGATACAGAAAATGGTATTACAGGTGGAAATATAGATAACATATTTCAACAAAATTCACCTAGCTATATTAGGGCAGATAAAAATCCAAATGGAGATGTTGTATTATTTAATAACTTTATGGGTTATGATACAATTAGAAGGCAACTACAATCACTACCAGGAACTTTAGGAGTTAAAGATTTTAGAAATGAAGTTATTGATCCAAATAGTGTAGCTAAAAGTGATTATAGAAATAATAATATTACTACTAGGATAAAAATAGGAAGTCCTGGAGCTAGACCTGCTAACCAAAGGACAAATATTAATGATATTTTTGAACCCGGACAAGATAAGATTAATCTAACAGATGTTCAGTCTAGAACTGATGCTGATGGTATTGGAGGTTTTGAAAGAGATTTAATTAAGTTTGCTTTTGAAACTATAGATAATGATAATACAACTAGTACTAAAGCAACATTTTTTAGAGCATTTTTAACGGGATATAATGATAATCATAATGCCGAATGGGCAGCAAGTCGTTATACAGGTAGAGGAGAGAATTTTTATACATACCAAGGATTTGATAGAGTAGTTAATTTTAATTTTAAAGTAGCTGCTCAATCAAAACAAGAAATGAAATTTTTATATAGAAAATTAAATTACTTATTATCTACTTTATATCCAAGTTATAATTCATCTGGGTTTATGAGAGGTAATATTACAAAATTAACTATAGGTGATTTATTTGTTAGAACACCTGGTATAATAGAATCATTACAATTAAATGTTGATGACCAATATTCTTGGGAAATAGCAATGGGTGATGAAAGTAAAGATATGCTAGAAACACCACAATTAATGGATGTAGCAGTACAATTTAAACCTATACTTAATGTTTTACCTCAAACTTCATTTACCTCAACTAACCAAAGTAATACACCAATACTATTGACACAATTAAACAATAAGTATTTAGGTAATAGAGTGGGTACAGTTGAAGTAGGACAAGGGGCATTTGGAGCACCATTAGATTAATATGGCAAGAAGATACGAAAATATAGAAACATACACTACAGATGATGGTAAAGTAATTTACTTACCAACTAAATATCCTTCTGTTACTCCCTCAAATGATGATTATTACATTATCGTTAGAGAACAAGATAGGTTAGATTTAATAGCAACTGATTTTTATGGAGATTCTACATTATGGTGGGTAATTGCAATGGCAAATGATTTACCTGGTGATTCACTATTTCCAACACCTGGTTTTCAATTAAGAATACCTGGTAATTTAAGTAATGCTATTCAAGAATTTAACGATTTAAATTCATAAAAATGTTATGGCCACTGAAAAAAAATCTAACTTTAAAAATATTGTAGGTTCAGGATTCCCTGACTATATAAATGGTCAAATAAGGAAAAGGGGTGAAACTCTTTTTAATAAAAATAGGGATAACAAAACTTTACAATTTTTAACTAATAGAAATATTTTCTTTAGATTAAGTTCTAGTGTTAATATAGGAGATTCTTCTGCTTTAGCTAGAAATAATGTTTTACAAGGAGGTACTTTAAATAATGATAGAACATTAAGAAAAGGATTTAATGAAACTTATAAAAAAGGTACAGACGATGATTTAGGTTTTAAACCTATGCCTGGTATTGTTAATGTATCAATTGGTACAGGAGGTAAATGGCAAACCTTAATGCAAGCAGATATAGAATTTGTTTGTTATGATTTAGGACAATTAGATACAATGACTAAACTTTATATGAGTTTAGGATGTAGTGTATTTTTAGAATGGGGACATTCAAACTATATTAAAAATGATGGTACTTTTGAATCAAACCCATCCCTTATTAATTTTTTTGGAATAAATGATAGAGATGAATTATTAAAACAAGCTACATTTAAAAGAAAAAATACACAAGGTAATTATGAATGTTTATTAGGTAAAGTTTATAATTTTGATTGGACAGCTAATAACGATGGTTCTTATAATTGTAAAATCCAAGTAATGGGTTCTGGTGGTATAGTAGAATCTTTAAAAATTAATACAGCGGGTGCTACTAATTTTGACATTTTTACAGACGAAACAGATGAATCTTATGGAAATTATGCTTCTTATTTAGAGAGTGTACTATCAGGGATTAAAAGTTTTGTTACAAAAGCTTCTGATTTAATAAAACAAGAAAAAAGACAAGGAAAGGTAAGTACTAAATTTATAGAAGTTGGACTAGATAGAGCAGTATTTATTTTAAATAAAGATTTAAGAAAAACTTATAGAGGATATTTAAATGAATTATTTGAAAAGACTAAATATAAAGGTCCTAAATTTGTTGGAGATAACATACAAAGTGAAAATATAAATGTTAGAAAAGGAAATGCTCATCAATTTATCTCTGGTTATGATACTGAAATATCCGATATTAGTAGTAATTTATATAAAGCTTATACATCTGACTTAACTATTGATGATGTAAAATCAGATTGTACTTATATTACATTAGGACATTTATTTACATTAATCCAACATTTTGGAATTTTCTCTGAAGGTACAGAAGGCAATTCTAAACCTGTAGTATATTTAGATTATAATCCTAATAATACAATAATTAAAACTCCCTCTTTAAGAGCCAGTGTAGACCCTTCTAAATGTTTAATCCCTTATATTACTACTCCAAATTATCAGGATTTATTTTTTAATGATATATTTGTTGAATACCCCGATTTAAAAACTAAAGATTTACTAACTAGTGAAAATTATCCCCGTAATATTCCTGCTTTTGAAGACAAATTATTTAATATTTTAATTAATTTAGATTTTGCTATTAATACTTTAAAAGGATTATCTAATAATAGTAATGATCCTGATGTGAATTTAATGGATTATATAACTCAAATCTTAGATGGTGTTAATGTCTCTTTAGGTAAAGTAAATTCATTTAGACCTTTTCATGATAAAGATAGTAATTGTATAAGAATTATTGATGAAAATGTATTACCTATAGAATCTAAAGAAAATGATATAGTAACTATTCCTAATTTTGGTACTAATTCTTTAATATACGATTATAGTTTTAATACTAAATTATCTCCTAAACTAGCATCCCAATTAGTAATAGCAGCTCAAGCTAGTGACAAAATAAAAGACTTTTCTGAAGATGTATTATCTTATCAATATTTTAGTGGAGGTGCTACAGATAGATTCGCAAAAGAAAAAATAGCTCCTATAGAAAAAAATGATATATTTGGTAAACCTAAAATTAATTATTTACCTTATAAAAAATTATATAATCATTTAGCAAATGTTTATAGTTTTGGAAATATAAAAAAAGAAACAATTTCACAAGTAATTACTTTATATAATGACTTACAAAATAAAATTATTAAAAGACCTAAAAAAGTAACAACTTTAAGTTTAATTGGAGACATTGCTAGACCTAGTTTTACCTCGGCAATTAATGAAAGGCCTAGTACTATTATTCCAATAGAATATAGTATTAAAATAGATGGAATATCAGGTATTTTACCTTATAGTGTATTTAGAATACCAAATAATAGATTACCTAGACAATATAAAGATAGAATTGATTTTGAAGTATTTTCAATAAATCACGAAGTAGAAAATAATAAATGGTACACTATATTAAGAGGACAAGTAATATCAAGACCTAACTAATGACTTATATACCTAAATCATTAACAAATAATAATCTATTCACTAATGGTGGTGAATTTGTTGACTTTAATGGGAAACCTTATAGTGGTCCTTATCATCAATTATTTAATGGACAAATTTATAGTGGTAATACCCCACTTGAACCAACAAAAAAATTATTAACTACTATCCCTAGAGAAGAATCATCAAATCAGGTTCCTAATACACCTGATAATTTAGAATATTCAAGATTAAATCCTAATAATCAAGAATTATTTGAATATGGTAAAAACCCAACTGCTTTTATTCCTCAACCTCAAGGTAAAGATTATCAAAGAGGACAAATAGAAAGATATTTTGCTAAAAAAAGAAACTCTAATCCATTTCAAATATTAGAAATAGACCAATCAACTTATAATGATATAATTACACAAAGTGGAGAATACAATTATGCTTTATGGCAAGTAGTAAAAATATTTTGGAAAATAACTGGTCCACTTAGAGATACAAGAGATCCAAATGGAGTAGTTACTGCAGGAATTGTAGATACTAATGAAAGATTAATTAACTTCACTAATAAAGAATTTAGAGGTATAAAACAATATTTATCTAATTTAATCCAATTTTCAGTTAAACCAAACTTAGAATTAATCTCTAACCAATACACAGGTGGAAATGAATACACAATTAGAGAAGATAATAGTAATTATGTAGGTAATTACCATATAATGGCAGATGGAACAATAATGGATGGTGCTACACATACCCAATCACAAAATAAAATTCTCCTACCAGCTAATGTGGTTGTTCAAGGACAAGTTAATACATTGGTAAATGAAGCATTAGGAAATCTTGGTGCAACATAAAGTTATGAATAAAAGGTTATGTATTACATCGTTGAGACAGAGGAACAATTAAATAGACTATATTGTTCAGGTGATGAGTGTTATATAAACATTATTCCTATGAATGATGAATACCATTCTGCTTTAACTTCACCATGTTTAATATATTTTAAAACTTTTAAAGGGAAAGGATATGTATTTCCAATTAATCATTCTGAAGCATTTAGATTAGATTTTAATAAAGTAATAGAATGGATAGAAAGCAAATATGAAAAAATTTATACTACAAATAAAAAAGAATGTTTATATTTCTTTGATTCACCTAAATTAATAGACATACCTTATGACAATAACAACTTGGATTATACTCCTATTAGGTCCCGTACTTATGATAAGTATGGATATTTACCGTTCTGTACTTCCTTGGTACCAATCTCAAAAATTTACGAGCAAGAAGAAAAAAACTTCAAAGAAATTAGAGAAAAAATCCCAACAGAAGTAAACGAATTTTATAATGATACTTTCCTAAAAGTATTTAAATCAATAGAGGAACAAGGTTTAAGAATCCACCCGGATTATTTCAATAAACACTTTAAATATCATGAAAAAGAATGGTTTATTCATGGAGAAACAGTGTATACTAAATATAACTTATACAACCTTACCACTCGTCCAACTAACTCTTTTAACGGTGTTAACTTCGCTGCTTTAAATAAAAATGATGGTTCAAGAACTGCATTTATTCCTAAAAATGATATGTTTTTTGAATTTGACTATGATGCTTATCATGTTAGGATACTAGCTGATTTAATAGGATTCAAACTAGACAAAGAATCAGTACATAATCAGTTAGGTAAAATGTATTTTAATAAGGAAGAACTGACTGATGATGAATACTCAAAATCTAAAGAATTAACCTTTAAACAATTATATGGAGGTGTGTTTAAGGAATATAAAGAAATACCATTCTTTAAAGCAATGAATGAATATGTTGAAAAATTATGGGAATTATTTAATGCTACAGAAAAATTAGAGTTAGTAGGAGGAAAAATATTAACTAAAGAACAAATACAAAACCCAACACCTAATAAAGTATTAAACTATATGATACAATCAGCAGAAACACATAATAATGTTATTTCTGTAAGAAAAGTAATAGATTATTTGGATAATAAACAAAGTAAAGTTATATTATACACCTATGATTCATTCTTAGTTGATTACTCTTCAGTAGATGGTAAAGAGGTTTTAAAAGAAATTAAAAAATTATTAGAAAATAACAAATACGTTGTAAAAGTTGCATATGGTAACAATTACAATTCTCTAAAAGACATATAATATTTATTATGGATTACGAAATTAATTTTGACGATTTGGCAAACAAATTATTTTGCACATTTACCACTAAGGAAGACTTAGAATCAACTGTAGATACGATTAAAGATCAATATCAAATCTTATTTAACAAGATATTTGTATTGTTTGTAGAATCTACAAATGAGTATGTCTGTACATACAATGTTGATTCATTCAATATGTCTAGTACAATACTAGATAATACAATCCTTTTACATAGAAAAAAGGAATCTAATACTCTATATACTATTAACGCACTTAACGATTTAATTCGTTCTTTAAATAGTGGTGAATTAGATACTAATTATAGAGTAAATTGGCAAGACTACAGAAATTGTATCTTATTAACTACAGGTGGCGAGTTAAAAAAATTAGATACAAAAATACATGAGATCCTTACATTTTAGTTTGGATATCATAAATTAAGTTATTACATTATCAACCGTTTCAAATTAAAAAAAGTTATATTATGGATTTAAAATTAATCTCAAGCAAGTTAGAACAATTACAGACCAAACCTGGTCAAAACAACAATCAAAAATTTGATAGAAGTCAATATTTTTGGAAAGCACCTATGGGTAAATCACAAGTTAGATTTGTCCCTTATAAGGAAAATAAAGAAAACCCATTTACTGAAGTTTTCTTTCATTATGGAATAGGAAGTAGAACAATGATCTCACCAATTAATTATGGTGATAAAGATCCTATTGTAGAATTTTCTAAAGAATTAAGAAAAACATCTGAACCTGAAAATTGGAGGTTAGCTAAAAAATTAGAACCAAAAATGAGAGTATTTGCTCCTGTAATAGTTAGAGGAGAAGAAAGTAAAGGTGTTAGATTTTGGGAATTTGGAAAACAAGTATACCAAGAATTATTAAGTTATGCCGCAGATGAAGATTACGGTGATTTTACTGATGTAGTCTCTGGTTTAGATATGACAGTAGAAGTAGTTCAAGGTAATCCTTATCCTCAAACTTCACTTAGAGTAAAACCAAAACAATCAGTTTTATCTGATGATAATGCTGAAGTTGAAAAATGGTTATCTGACCAACCTGAATTATTGAAATATTATAGAAGAGTTTCTTATGATGATATGAAAACAGCACTTCAAGATTGGTTAAACCCAGAAGACACTACTACAGATACTCCAACTACAACAACTACAGAAGGAGATACTGGTTATACTTTGAATGTTAAACAAAAAGAATCGTTCAACGAGGACGAATTCGACGA